AGTAGCAGTTGCCGTTTCTGTTGAGGAAGCAGCGGACAAGGGTAAATTCTAGGAAATCCAGTATTTACGCGGGTATGCGGAAGTATGGAAACCTACGGAAAAACATAGGTAACTTACACGTAACTAGCGTGTAACTTACACACGTAACTTGCAAAAATATAAGAGGGCAGCAGGCGTATAAAAACGCCTGTAGCCCTCTTTTTAATTGCTACATATTTGCGGCAATTTAGTATACTATCTTTTCTATCTCGTCGGCGAGCTCTTGCATACTTCTATGTGTGTATACCTTTTCTGTAACGTCCAATATCTCGTGCCCTACAATCAGTTTAAGTATATACTCATTCATATTTGCAGACTTGGCAGCGCTTATAAAAGTATGGCGCGTGTCGTGCGGCTTATGCGACATATTAAAGCGTTTGTTTATTTTCCCGAAGCGTCCGCGGTATTTATCGTATGTTAAGTGCGTGCCCTGCTGTCCGTTCTCATCATTAAACAGATAGTCGCTACCCATAGCAACAGCTTTGTTATAATTGGCTACAACTAGATCATATATAGCGGAGTGTATAGGTACAACTCTATTACGCCCTGCGTCAGTCTTAAGGCCGCCGAACATTGTACGCGCCTCTAAGTCTATGTCTGCAACCTTTAGTATTGCCAGCTCTTGCGGACGCCAGCCGCTATATATGCCTATAAGCACCATGTCAACAAAAGGGAAGCTCACGTTATCCCAAAGCGTTTGTATTTCCTCGGAACTAAACGGAATACGTACAATTTTAGGCTTGCCACGCTTTACGCTCTCACATAATGCCGCGTAGTCCTTTTCTACAATGTCGTATTTAAGGCAGTACTTATACATTAAGTTATACATACTTTTCATACGCTGCTTAGTGCTGTCACCTACCTTGGCGTCGTGTATGGTGCCCTCTAAGTGGTTAGGGCGTATGTCACGCATACGCATATTATGCAGCGGCTTAGAGTGATTAAAGGCAGCAATCCAAGAACGGCAAGAGCTGGGAGTAACCTTTACAAAATGCTCTTTACTCCAACGCTCGTATACTTCAGCAAAAGTAATAGAGCTTGCCTCTATGTCGTACGGGTTTTGGTTGTAATTCATAAGAGCAGTTAAAGCCTCTTGCCTCGTCGGGAAATACCCAATAGTTAAATAACGCTGCTTACTCCTGCCGGTAGTCTCGTCGATTTCCCAGCCTTTAGTTTTTCGAGCGATCCACGGGTTGCGGCGCTTGCCGCCCTGCTTATATACGCTACCCATTCCATTAGCAAGTTTCATATAGCATAACCTCACTTTCTTAGCGGCTTATTTTTTAAAAAGGGTATAAAAAATAAGCCTATCGGAAACCTTAGGCTTATGCTATAATAGTACTTGCGGGGTACATAACAAGCGAGCAGCCTTAAGGTTCGTTAGTTGTGTGTCTATGTAGCCGTTCCTGTTGGCGCAGGAGCGGCTATTTTTTGTGTATTGATTTTTCCAGATATTACCATAAGACATATGCGCAGCCAGCCAGTATACCAGTATAATAGATACTAAAAGAGAGGCTTACATAATGACATACAACTTATGGCAGATACGAACGGCCAAGGGCTACAGCCTGCGAGAGCTGGAAGAGTTAAGCGGGGTAAGCAAGACGACGATAAACAACATTGAAAACGGAAAAGCAAACCCGACCATAGAAACCATGCGCTTACTTGCAGCAGCCCTAGAAGTAGAGCTATTCGATTTATTAGAATTATAATATTGCAAGTTACTGTTGCCAAGAGCTACGGGGCATACGTCCGACATAATGGACAAAACAGCCGAAAGTCTTACATATCTTACCGACTGGCGTTATAATTACCACATCACAAAGGAAAGAGGGCGAGCCAGTGGATAAGCTACGGCGGCAAATACGCGAACTACTCGACAGCATAAGCGACGAGCACGCACTTAGAATAATATTACAATTCATACGAGGAATTAAAGGCAGCTAGGCGACTAGCTGCTTATTTAAAATATGACGCCACAATAAAATCTTTTATTTTTTCCAATTCATCAACAGAAGCAATAGAGCTTTTCCAATGAAATTGTTTTTTATTTATCTGAGCAGCAAATAAAGGGTTATCCATGTTTTTATCTGCAAGAGCAAAGGGTAGCCGCAAAGATACCCAAAAGGCACGCGGCGAAGCTTTAAAACGCATAAAATCATTTTCACCACACAACAAAGATATATAATTGTCGCTACGGCGCGCTATTCCAAAATCGGAATATAGTTCACTCGAAGAAATAAAGGACTTTACAATCTCTATAACTTCTACCTCTCTGTCACTTAAAGAAAAATCTTTATACAATTGACTGGCTGAGACTTGCGGAGCAGGTGTATAAGAGATATTTACAATATCATAAAATACACTTTCCGGGATAATCTCTATATCATAACCTTTTAATTTATATTCTTCGGCTTTCTTTTGTTTGCCGCTCTTGCCATTCTTTATAGTGGTGTAATAGTCGTTATTGCCTAGAACAAGATAATTAGTTTTCTTTGTAACATTATCACCATTTATACCGCCCATATTTGCCACGAGCTGCATAGCATCTTTGCGCAGCATTTTTTCAAGCGTGCCAGTAAATACAACTACTTTATCAAGTAGCGGGCTATCTGCTGGAATTTCTGAAACTGTAGTACTGATGTCAGCAGCTTTTACTTGCGAATGTTTAGCAAGCGCATTTAATTCTATTGCGCCGTCCGCACACTCTCTCTTAAATATTTCATATATAGAATTAGTCAATGCACAGTCAAAGCCAGCTCTATGCGCGCCCTCATAAGATAAATTATACTGCTTTGCTAAATCAGATAAGCGATTATGTTTATTTTCTTTATGCAAAAGTCTAGCAATGCGCATAGTGTCTACAAAGTCGTTAGAGAGTGGCTTAGATAAAATACTGGTGCAATAGTCATATAAAAAGTTAATATCAAAATTAACATTGTGACCGACTATAATATCAGAGCCGATAAAGTCATATAACGGCTGCATAACATCTGCAGCACTTGGAGCACTAGCAAGCATATTATTTGTTATGCCTGTAAGCTGCGTAATAAAGTCGTTTACCTCACGATCTGGCTTAACAAGTGTACTATACTTGTTTACAAGTTCACTACCGCGATACTTAAATGCACATATTTCTATTATCTCGTCGTACTCTGGCGACAAGCCCGTAGTTTCAATATCAACTACGGTATAATCATTTGGAAAAGTTAATAAACTATGCCCTTTACTATCTCTCATATGTAATATCTCCTTTGTAACATTATTTAATTATCAGACTTAATCTTATCAACAAATTTTTTAATAAGTTCCCACTCTGCAGGGGACAATTGCCCTAACGCGATAAATGTATTAAGTATAAACTCGTCACCACTACCAAGAGCTGCGCCGACAATTTGCGCAGCCTTTTCTGCGCGGCTCATTTCCTCGAACATAGATCCCTTGCCAGTACGTAGCCATTCCTCATTAACTCCGAACTCACGGCAGATAGCAGTAACATTTTGATTAGTTACATTTACTACGCCACTTTCTATACGGCTAATGGCAGAACGGGTAACGCCGATACGCCCGCCGAAAGTTTCCATACTTAAACCTAGCGCTTTACGTATCTCTTTAACTCTTTCGTTCATATATTTTTATTCCTTTCCTAGATTTCAACATCATAATAACACTATAGCGTAACATAAGCAACAAATTTTTATAAAAGTTGTTGACAAACGTAACCCACGCAACTATAATACGTAATGTAAGCAACAATATAACAAAACAACAGTACTTGCGGGACACAGGAAAGAGAGGCGGACAATGGCGAGTGAAGAAAGGAGAACAATAAGCACAGAGGAACTTATAAAAGAACTTAGAAGCGCGGTATGGAACTATGGCACTGCAGGACGCGACAATATTATAAAAAAGTACGGCGTAGAGGCATACGAGGCAGCACAGACCGCCATAGACAAGGAAGTAAGAGAAAAAGCACACAGAGAGGCAGAGAAAAGAGAAAAAAGAAGGTGGCGGATAACGTGCATAGTATCAGTCTTAGCCTTAATATCCGCCCTTGCAAATTTGCTATTGCCTATATTTTTAAAATAGCTTAAGAATTTGAGCAACAACAGAAAATATAGAAATAATAATAGCAGCAATAGAAATAATCAAAGGAAGTCTAAAGCGAATATTATTACGGCGTCGCGCTTCAAAAATCGCTTTTCCTTTAACTGTAAGTATAAAGTTATCCTCACAATCGCAATAAAAAAGCTCATTAAATGGGCCAATGGTTAAGTCATTATCATTTTCGCAGCCTTTAAAGCGTTTTATTACATTAGCGCGAGGGACTTTACGCTCATACAGGAACTTTAAAAAAGAATATTGTTTACCTGTTAAATCATCAACAAACATTTTAACACCACCTTTCTAAAGCGATTATAGCATAGAGAGGACAACAACGAAAGAGAGGTAGCATATGAGATTTAAGAACGACAACGACAACAGATACAGAGTTAATTTTACGAGAGCTACAGAGGCACATATAGACAAAATGACAGTAGCCGAGTTTATAGAGTACTTGGAAAATAACGCGGAGTTCGAGGACGAAAGCACCCCCATATATATAGACGGCAAAACAATATGGTGCAAAGACTGCGTTTTAAAAGAAACATACAAATTACGTAAAGAGTTTTTAGTATCAGAGGACGGCAGCAGGCTTTTTTATGCGATATCAGTTACAAAGAGAGCAGAGCTCGTAGACGACAGCACAGAGGCAGCAGCCGACAACACAGAGGCTATAAGCTGGGAGCAGCAGCCGAAAACAGTAACGCTTACCAACGAGTTATGTAGTATGCTGCAGTGCTATATCTTAATGACTACGAACCACAGAAAGGGCGAGATTGAGGCGTGGGAAAAGTTGGCACAGGAAACGGACGAGAACGGCGCACCTAAGTTTAAGAACGCAGCCAGCAACGCCCAGTTCTGGCGAGATATGGAGATACAGTTACAGCAGATATATACAGCAGCAGACTAACGAAAGAGAGGCAACATATGGAAAACATAGACTTTAAGGCCCTTTTTAATAAACCGGAGCCGGACTCAATAGAGCAACAAAAAGCCCACCCGCCGTGTGTATACCATTGTGGTATACAGCAGCTAGAGCCATACAGACAGCAGGAGAGAAAACCATACACACGCGAAGAGCTACAAGAGCTGTATAACGCAAAGATAGAAGCACGTACGTTACAATGGGGCGCAGATCACTACTACACAAGACATTGTGGGCTTGTAACAGAGATTAACTTAAAGAGCTTTGATGAGGGCAAAGTAGTAGAGGTATACAGGGAGCAGTACGCAGAGGACGGCGAGCAATACGAAAAGTACTACTACAGCGACGGCACAAGCGTAAAGTATTGGTTAGGCTTTAACGACTAGGAGGCAAGTATGGCAAATATGGTAAAAGACAAAGACGGCGTAGTTAAATACTGGGTACGTGCGCACGAGATTACTTGCAACTACACAGAATACGAGCACGACGTAGAGTACGACAGATATTACATGCTGCGCGAAAGCAGAGAGTATAAAAAGCACGGCAAGGCAGTACGGCAGCGTATTACTAAAAAAGAGTACTTAGCGGTAAAGAAGATAACAGAGAAATTCATAGCACTACACAGCAAAGAGGGCGAAAAATAACAGCGTATGTATATGACACAAAACGAGATAGCAGACAGATACATAAGGCGTGGCACAAGTATTACTATACTGGCCGAGCTAAATGCCGTAAGTGTAGACCGGATTAGAGAAATACTTACAGACGCAGGCGTAGAGCTGCCAGAAGTAAAGAAAATAAAGCAGCAGCGTATAGAGTGCTGCTACGACGCGCTGGACGATATAGAGCGGCGCATAAAGGAATATACGCAGGAACACAAAGCAAAGGATCATAAGCAGGAAGTATTAGAGCTGGAATACACAGCGGTAGTAGAACTTATGCAGCGCTTATCAGACGAAAGTTTAAGGACAAAGAAGAAAGAGAGGTAAAACAGTATGCAGCAGACATTAGAGAGAACGGAAGAGCAGCAGAGCTTAGAAAATTTCAGCGAGCTTATGCAGGAAGTAGCAAAATTGCCAGAGGATAAGCGCAATATAGTTGCGGTTTATTCGCAGGGCGTACTTGCTATGGCACAGGCACAGCAGAATACAGCGAGGTAACAGGATATGCAGGCAGTAAAGATTAAACCAGCAGAGGCAGCCGCTATTATGGGATGCAGCCCGCAGTTTGTCCGCATAGGGATGCAGCAAGGGAAGTTAGACATAGGCGACGCTATTAAAATGTCGTCAATATGGACGTATAACATAAGCGCGGCTGCACTTGCTAGGCGACAGGGCGTAACAGTAGAAGAGCTAGAGAAAGAAATAAAGGAATTGCGGGAATGAACAAGAGACAGAGAAAGAAGAAAGACGCAAAAGGCTTAACACTTATATTTAGCTGCAAAATAGTATGCAAGCAAGAAACCTACGCGGATTTAAAGCGAATGATACAGGCACAGCTAAACAAGGGCAACGTAATAGTATTACCGCCGTATCTGCGCTTAGAGGGAATAGCAGGCGGCAGCAGGGCTAAAAAAATAAAGATAATGAAAGAGAGATAAGAAAAATGCAGCAAGTAACACTAAGCGCGTTTGTAGCAATTATAAGCTCGTCGGAACGCGTAAGGGTGATAAAAGACGGCGCCGTAGTGTTTACAGACTGGGGCTATTACATCAAAGAGCACTACAAAGAAAGAGGATTTACAGGCGACGAGATAGTAACGGACTTTAGGGCGCACTTGGATGTAGCGCACAAAGACTGGCGCAAGCTGGGACTTATGCCACCGCTCGACCAAGAGAGCACGCCGCAGTACATAGCGGACGATATGCGCTTAGATATGTATTACGACATTTACATATAAACGCCTCTAGCTTAAAGGCAAAGCAGCAGCCGTAGGGCTGTATATGCAACTTTCGAGGGTTGCGGGGCGTATCGTCCGACGAAACGGACATAAAAACAGAAGAAAGGAGAACGGAAACGTGGAGACAGACAACACGGTAGCACTGCAGGGCATATTAAAGGAGCTGCGCAAGGTAGATAACATTAACACGCTGCCATTTAACGGCTACGAGCTTACAGTCATTACCGAGCGACGCAGCGGAGCACTTGACGAGACTATAGTGTACTCGCAGGGCGATAATGTAGACAGTATCGAAGTAAATACGCCGGTTATGGTACTTGGCAGCCTACAGGCTTACAAGAACTTTATAACAGGGAAAGTGCTTGTATACGTGCTGGCAGAGACAGCACAGAAGATCGCGGGCGAGCATTGGAACTATGAAAACGAGGTGCAGCTAAGCGGAGCACTAGGCAGCGGCATTACATACAGAGAGACGCCGCTAGGCAAACACATAAGCGACATAAGCATACTTGTAGAAAACAGGCTAAAAGACTTACACGGCTGCTATATCCCGTGTATCGCTTGGAACGATACCGCAGCTATGGTTAAGGAATGGCACGAGGGCGAGCACGTAACCTTAAAAGGAAAGCTGCAGAGCAGAGCCTACACTAAACGCATAAGCGAGCAACAGGAAGAGCAGCGGACAGCGTATGAGGTATCAATATATGCAATAGGAAAGGCGTAAACATGCAATCCAGAACGATAGCAGACATACGTGACACTTGTTTTACAGACAAAAGTAAATGTAGCCCAGAGTGCAAGTATAAGAATACGTGCATACACAGCGCCCACAAAGAAAGGAAAGCGAAAAAATGCAGATAAAAAAGACAATATTAACAGAGAGCGTTACGCTCGAAGAGCTTAGAAAGATTATAAGAGAGGGACGAGCTGCGGAAGTACTGGCAGCAGACAACCAGATCTATATTGATTTTGACGGCGCAGCAGTGCCATACGACGTAATAGGTATAGACGTAGACACACCAGCAGCCAAAGAGCTTAAGTATACAGTTACTATACAGGCACACGAGCTCATAGAGGAACACCCGTTTGATACAAAGGGGCGTTACGGCTCTAACGACTGGGAAACAAGCGAGCTTAGAGAGTATCTTAACAGCGAAGCATACGCGGCACGCTGCGCAGAGCTGGCTAAGTATGCAATACCAGTTACTAAAATGAACACAAACGGCAAAAAGACAGTAGATACATTCTTCTTGTTATCTGCAGACGAGTACGACGCTAAAAACACACCATACGAGTATTACAAAGACAAGCCATACAGAGCAGCCAAGCACGCAAAGGACGACTTTAACGACTGGCATAGAACCCGTAGCGCTCTTCGTGGCTACTCGTACAGTACGTGGTACGTG